AGGTCAAGCCGATGGACGACTGCAACGTCTGCCTGTTCATCAACGAGTCCGGCTGTGTGGAGGAACTCGGGGCGGGGACGTTCGTGATCGCCGAGACGCCGATCCGCCCCCTATGGATTGATGACGGCTGCGACTGGGAGGCCGCTCTCGACACTCCCGCCGCCGAACCGTTCGACGTCGCGGGCGCCCTGACCGAGATCGCCGAACTCCACGTCGAGTTCGTAACCGACGACGACTTCTACTGCATGGCCTGCGGCAGAGAGTGGCCCTGCGCCACACGCCGCGCCATCGACACAGCCGCATGGCCGGACTGCAAGACCACCCCCGGCGAGAAGTGCGTGTGCCGCGCAGGGAACCCGGGTGGCTGTCTGCGTGAACGCGAACGCAGCCGCCTCGGACCGTTCGACGTGAAAGCCGAAGCGATGGCCCAGTTCAAGGCCGCTGCGGAACTGGTACGGGGTGAGGGAGCGTGAGGGGCGGGTTCGTGCCGGGCGATGTGGTGGTGGCGACGGTCAAGGGCCGCGAGAACGTGCGCGTGGTCGCCGGGTGGAGCCGGTACGACCCTCAGTTGCGCTGGTGTGAACTCTCGCCGCGCTGGGCTGACGGCGACGATGACGAGTGCTGGTACTTCCCCAGCGACGTGGCAGATCCCCGCCCCCTCGTCGTCATCGACCCCGAGGACCGCGAGCAGGTCGAGGCGCTGATGGCCGCGCTTCCGGCGTACCTGCTGGACAAGCCCGTCTCCCGAGTGCAGGACGGTCTCCGCAGTCTCATCGCCGACCCAAAGCCCGAGGAACCGCTCGGACTCGGGGCGGTGGTCGAGGACGACAAGGGGCGGACGTGGGTCAGCGCCTACCGAGACGGCCGCACCAAGTGGGTCCCTTCCAACGGCAGCCGTTTCCCGACCAACTATGACGACGTCGCCGCCGTCAAGGTGCTCAGCGAGGGCGTGTCATGAGGGCGCCGCTGTACGCCGCCATCTCCCAGGACGCCGAGACCTTCCTCATCATGCTCGCCCTCCTCGCGCTCGGTTGTGTCTTGGCGCTGGTTGTGGAGTGGTTGCTGGCCGTGGTGACGGGAGAGCGGGGATGAGCCGCCTCATGTCAGTCGCGTTCACCGAGGCGGCAGTAGTCGCGCGAACCAAGACCGTCACCCGCCGCAAAGGTTGGTGGAAGGACCGCAACGGCAAGCACCTCGTCCGCCCCGGCGACCACCTGACCCTCTGCCGCAAGGTCATGGGCCGCAAGCCTGGAGAGCCATTGGTACGCCTGGCCGAGGTCGAGGTGGTCGACGTGCGTCGCGAGCAACTGTCTGCCATCACTCAAGAGGACGTGGCCCTAGAAGGCTTTCCAGAGATGGACCGAGTCGACTTCGTGAACAGGTTCTTCGTCGGCGCCCAGGGCATCTACCCGCATGAGCACGTCACCCGCATCGAGTGGCGCTATCTCGACGAGGCCCGCCCATGAGCCGCCGCGACCTCGCCCGCGAGGTGTTGGACGCAGGAGAGTTCGCCGACTACCTCGCCACCCAACGCCACGAAGCCACACCCATGCGACGACGCCACACCGGGACCGCCCGACCGAACTCAGATGGCTATGACGGCAGCGAGTTCTACGGCGTCCCCGGCCACTGGGATTGGTGCGGAGGCGACGAATGAGACCCGACCCCCACGACAACTGCGACACCCCCTGGTACTGCCAAGGCTGCGAACAACCCGTCTGCCCACGCTGCGAACCATCACCCGCCGAATACACCCTCTGCGCCGAGTGCTGGTGGACCGAAGACCCAGGAGACGCTGCATGACCCTCCATGTGTACGACGACCTCGAGCAAGGGTCCGACGAATGGCATGACGTTCGCCGCGGCATGGTCACAGCTTCCGTCGTCGGCCGCCTCATCACAGCCAAGACGATCAAGGCCGCCAGCAACGACGACTCCCGCGGCCTCACGGCGCTACTGGCCGCCGAACGCATCACCGGGTGGACCGACTCGACCTACGTCAATGAGGACATGTGGCGCGGCAAGATCGACGAGCCCCGGGCCCGCGACACGTACAGCGAGCACTACACCCCGGCCGTCGAGGTTGGGTTCATGGTGCGCGAGGACGCTGGGTGGCGGCTCGGCTACTCACCCGATGGGCTGGTCGGCGACGACGGGCTGATCGAGGTCAAGTGCCCGCGCGCCAAGGGACACATCGCCACCATCGTCCGCAGCGAGATCCCGGCGCACTACATGGCCCAGCTACAGGCGGGACTCCTCGTCTCCGGCCGTCAGTGGATCGACTACATCTCGTTCTGCGGCGGGCTGCCGATGTGGGTCCAGCGCGTGACCCCCGACGAACGGTGGCATGAGGCGATCGTCGAGGCAGTCACCACATGCGAAGCGGCTATCGAAGAGGTGGTCGCGCAGTACCGGGAGTCCGTGACCGGGCTACCAATGACCGAACGAATGGAACTGGTGGTGATCTGAACATGAGCATGGCGAAGGCAATCGAACCCCGCAGTGACCAGATGAACAGCATGGATCTGCTCGCGGGTGAACTCACACTCACCATCACCGACGTCAAGGTCCACGACTCGCCCGAGCAGCCGGTGAGCATCTGGTTCGCCGAGTTCCCCAAGGGTCGCCCGTTCAAGCCCAGCAAGACCGTCTCCCGCATCCTCGTCGCCGCATGGGGTGACGACGAATCGGTCTACATCGGCCGGCGTCTCCACCTCTACCGAGACCCCGAGGTGGTCTTCGGCAAGGACAAGGTCGGCGGCATCCGCGTCAAGGCCATGAGCCACATCCCGAAGCGGTTCGCTGTCACCCTCGCCACGAGCAAGGGCAAGGTCGCCCCCTACATCATCGAGCCGCTGGCCGACGACGCACCGAGCTCGCCTCCTGTCTCCGAGACCGACCTCCGCATCACTGCCCTTCGCGAGGAGTGGAAGTCCGCCGACGAGTCACGCCGCGCAGAGATTCAGGTCGAGGTCGAGGCGCTCAGGAACGAGGCCGCGTCATGAGCCGCCGTGCGACAGATCCGCAGCCGGGCATCGTCGCCAAGTACGCCACGACCTGCGCCCGGTGCGGGGAGTACGTGGAGCGGGGGTCTCGCGTGGTCTACCAGCGCGGGGACTACATCCACGTCGAGTGTGCTTCGGGACAGGACGACCGATGACCGCCGACATGTTCACCATTCCGGCAGCCGCGCGCATCGAGTGGCCCTCCACACGAGCCCGCCGCCTGCTGTGGGCCGAGGACATGGACACGCCCCTTTACGACGCGGTGGCTGCCGAGTTCGGGCGAGTCGGGGCAGCGTCGTGAGCGGCAGTGGTGAGCACAAGCACAAGCACCCCCGCTGGACGTTCGTTATCAAGACCCGGACGCGGCTGATCGGGACTCTGAACCTCGCCGTCGCACTTCGTGGCGCATCGTGCGGCTGGGGCACCTGCGAGAACCCGCGGCGGACCTTCGTGGGCTTCCACAGGCTCGGGCGACCCGCGTTCCACCGGGCCATTGAGATCGAGTGGGAGAACGACCCGGAGCGAGTCGGCTGGGGGAACCGCCGCCGCCTGCTGACGATCCCCCTCGGAAGCGGCTACACGACATGGAGATTCGCTCGACGCAAGGCCGCCACCACCCCGCCCGGAGAGCCGCGATGACCCCCGAGGCCGAGGGCAGCGCTGACGGGCCAGACGTGGCGCTGACCGAGGCCGAGCGGGAAGCGCTGGATGCAGCCGACGAGCAGCACGACTACCCCACCGAGACTGATGACGGACTGGTCATGCGGTGTGGGTGCGGAGCGACCCCGCCGGGCCACCTTCTCGGGCAGCAAGTGGACGAGGGGCTGTGGCTCTGGCGGCACCGCCGCGGTGAGCGCATGGCTGCCGTCGAGCGCATCCTGGCCGACCGTCTCGCTGCTGTCACCGAGCAGCGCGACCAGTACGCCGCCCTTCGCGACCTGAGCGAGCGAGCCACGCCGGGCAACTGGCGGCAGGAGTTCTACCGCGACGGCGAGATCCTGCCCGACGGCACCGGAGGCATGGACGACTACGAAACCCCCGGTCGCGGAGTGTTCGTGATTGACGAGTCCAGCCACGAGGGCTACTGCCTCACCGAGTTCGATGCGGCCCGGGCCGACGACGCCGCCTTCATCGTGGCGGCGGTCAACCACGTCCGCGCCGCTCTCCGCGCTGATGGGGGAGGTGGGGAGTGAAGGTACTCGTCGGCTGCGAATACAGCGGCATCGTCCGGGACGCATTCACCGCCCTCGGACACGACGCCATGAGCTGCGACCTGCTCCCCACCGAGAGCCCCGGCCCCCACCACCAAGGCGACGTCCTCGACATCCTCGGAGACGGCTGGGACCTCGCCGTCTTCCACCCGCCCTGCACCTACCTCACCAACGCCGCCAACGGCAGCCTCTGGAGCACCAAGCCCAGCCGACCCGACGCACTCAAAGGCCCCGCACGCTGGGCCGCACTCATCGACGGCGCCACCTTCGTCCGCCGCCTCCTCGACTGCGACATCCCCCGCATCGCCATCGAGAACCCGGTCATGAACGGCCACGCACAGAAGATCGTCGGCCGCCGCCCCGACCAGACCATCCAACCCTGGATGTTCGGCCACACCGAGTCCAAAGCCATCTGCCTCTGGCTCCGCGGCCTACCCCCACTCATCACAGGAGAGGACGCCCAGGCCGCCATGATGCAACTCCCCCGCACCGAACGCACCCGCATCCACTACACCCCACCCGGACCCGACCGCGCCAAGATCCGCAGCCGCTTCTACCCCGGTGTTGCTGAGGCGATGGCGCTCCAGTGGGGCGGCGACGCACGCGAGGTGGCCGCATGACCCTCACCGGAGCCCTCTGCGCCGGCCAATGGTGGCTCTTCGACTCACTCGAGCCCACCGACCACCGCCAAGCCGCCGCCATCTGCAAAACCTGCCCCGCACTCGCAGCCTGCCGACAGTCCGGGGCCTCGCCGACCGAAAGGACACGACCGACTCATGACCAAGGTACAAGGCCGCTCCGACGTCACGCTAGCCGTCTGCCCCACCTGCGGAAGACCTGCCGCGGCAAGTTCCTACCGCACCACCGGCGGCGTCAACATCGGCGACCACAGGTGCAGCTCCGGACACATCTGGTCCACCCACTGGCCGGCGGTCGCCTGATGCCACGCATCTTCGCCAAGGTCAACGCCGGCATCTGGGGAGACCCCGACTTCCGCGGCCTCCCGCCGGCCGCACAACACCTATACCTCACACTCTGGACGTCCCCCGACCTATCCTTCTGCGGCGTCCACGACTGGCGCCCCGCGAGGCTCACCGGCCTGTCCTCAGGGTTGACAGCCGACCATGTCCGGCTCATCGCCAACTGCCTCGAGGCCCGACACTTCATCGTCACTGACGACTCGACGGAGGAGGTCCTGATCCGGTCGTGGGCGCGGTTTGACGAGGTGGTGAAGCAGCCACGGCTGGCGATCTCCTACGTCAACGCCTACTCCACGGTGGCGTCCCCAGAGATCCGTCAGGTACTCGTTCACGAGGCCCACAAGATGCAGAAACTCTGGCCCGAGCTGGCCTGTTGGAATGACTCAAGGGTCACTGACATCCTCGGTCACCCCGCCGTCTCAGCCAAGGCTTTGGCCCTGCCCGACGATCCGTTTGGGGATGGGTTTGGGTCAGGTTTGGCCCTAGGTTTGCCCCAAACGCAGGCAAGGGTTTCGGGGTCGGTTTCGGGGTCGGTTTCGGTACCCCCTACAACTACAACTACAACTAACAACAAGCAGACCAACAACAAAGAGCATTCCGCGGGCAAGCCCGCGAAGGCCAAGGCACGACCACTCCCGAGCGACTGGGTGCCAACCGACGAGCACAAGCAACGAGCCGCCAAGAGCGGCGTATTCCTCGACCGCGAAGTCCAGAAGTTCAAGGCGCACGCCGAGGCCAACGATCGCAAGGTCGTCGTCTGGAACGCTGCATTCACCCAGTGGCTCATCCAAGCCGAGGAGCGCGCAGGCAGTAGCCGGCCGACCCCGGTGCGCGACCTCCCCAGGGTCGAGGAGCTCGAGCTGCCCCCGGATGGCCTCTCCGAGCAGGAGTACGCCACCTGGGAACGTGAGGCCCGCGAGCGGAGGGCCGCGCGATGACCGAGATCGAGATCACCAACGACGCCATGCAGGTCCGCGATGCCGAGGTGCTGCTGCTCGGCTCGGTCCTGGCCGGCTACACCGACCTCGACGACCTGTTCGCCGCCGTCGAGCCTCACCACTTCTGGCAGCCGGCGCACGGCGAGGTGTGGGCGGCGATGGAGCGGGTCCACCGCGGCGGCAAGCAACCCGAGTTCGTGTCCGTGAGGCTGGCGCTCGACTCAACGTCACGGTTCGACCCGGTCAAACTCGTCGACTACGCCCAGCTGTGCCACATGCCCGCCCAGGCCCCGTACTACGCCGAGCAGGTCGCCACCGCCGCCGGCCTGCGTGACATCCAGGACGCAGGGCGACGGCTCCAGCAGATCGGCTCCACCCCCGGTGACCTCGACGAGCGCCGCGAGCAGGCACGTCAGGCTGTGGACGAGGCGACCCGCGGCCGCGGGATGCACAAGGCCCGGACGTTGGCACAGATCCTCCCGGCCGTGATCGACCAGGCCCAGGACGGCCAGACCCAGGTGCTCGGCACCGGCTGGCCCGACGTAGACCGGCTCATCGGTGGTCTCGCACCCGGACGGCTCGTCGTCATCGGCGCTCGCCCCGGGGTCGGCAAGTCCGTCATGGGCACCAACCTGGCGCTGCACTTCGCCAGCCACCACAACCACGCGGTGCTGCTGTGCTCGATGGAGATGCCCGAGCAGGAGGTGGGCCAACGGATGCTCGCCGCGACCACGCGGGTCAACCTGACCGCCCTGCAGATGGGCCTGAAGGACGAGAAGGCGTGGGCCAGCATCGCCCGGCACCAGACGGCGCTCGAGGCGCTGCCGATCACGGTGGACGACACCCCGTCACAGACCGTGACGTCGATGCGCCGCGCGGCCCGGGACATCCAGCGAGGCCGTGAGGATCTGGCGCTGATCGTCGTGGACTACCTCCAGCAGGTGCAGCCCACCGACACCCGCGCCAACCGGGTCGAACAGCTCGGGGAGATCAGTAGAGGACTCAAGCTCCTGGCCCGCGAGACCGGGGCATGCGTGGTGGCGATGGCGCAGGTCAACCGTGAGGCCGCGAAGCATGGCGATGGCAAGCCTCGGATGAGTGACCTGCGTGAGTCGGGGTCGATCGAGGCTGACGCCGATCAAGTGGTTCTGCTGCACCAGCCCGACGAGAAGTTGCCAGAACTGGAGGTCATCGTGGACAAGAACCGCCATGGACCAAAGGGGCGGGCGGCGCTCCAGATGCAGGGTCACTACGCCTCGCTCGCGTCGGTCGTCTGGTCGCCGAACCAGGGGATCGCATGACTGGCCTGGATGCCCTGACCACCCGCCGCCCCGAGCTGGCTGCGGCGGCTGAGCGAATCGCAGAGGCCTGTCCTGGGCTGCGAGTGAGCGACGACGAGAGGACGACCGATGCCTGAGCGAATCCAACGGAAGCGAACCAAGGGCTGGCGGATGCCTGAGGGCGCGGTGTACGTGGGGCGGCCCACGACCTTCGGCAACCCATTCCAGGCTTACAAGTGCGACTGCTGCGGCTTCTGGGATGTCCGCGACGACAACGGCGTGACCTACCTCGTGGATCACCAGTACGTGCGACAGGCCCACATCCGCTCGAACCCGAGCACGTGGACCACCCAACGCGAGGCCACACGCGAGTCTGTGCGGCTCTACAACGACGAGTTGACCTACTGGGTCGGCGGCCGGATGAGTTGGGACCCCACCTTCCGCCTGGCCGTGATGCAACTGGGTGGCTGCGACCTGGCCTGCTGGTGCCCGCTCGACCAGCCCTGTCACGCCGACGTGCTGCTCGAGCTCGCCAACCCGACCACCGCCGCACCCCCGACGCTGGCGACCCCCGACGAAAGCGAGCAGCGATGAACGGCGGTCAGTGCAGTGCAGAGCACACCTATCACGGCGAGGTTCACTACTGCGTCCTGAACGAAGGCCATGGACTACGGCCCCATGAGTGCTACTACGGGCATACCTGGCGCGGCCACCATCCCGCCCCCACGCAGGACCGCGGCACGGGCGAGGAGGGACAGTGAGCAACGACTTCCAGGTCACGAAGATCGGCTACAGCGTGCCCATCTCGTGCTGCCTCGCCGCCCAGTACGGCATGGGTCAGTGCGAGCACCCGGAGCTACCGCCGCTGACTCGACGGCAGCGGTTCCGCTGGTGGCTCCGCGACACCTGGGACCGGCGGCCGCGTGTCCACCTCAGCCCCTGCAACCACGACGACTGCGAGTGGTGATGAACGACTTCGACCGCGCCATCACCGCCGCCTACCAACGAGCACCCCAATGGCGACGCGACCAGTTCGACGCCTGGCTACGGGACTGGATGGCGGCTCAGGCTTGCAGAAACGGCCCTGTCGCTGACGCAGGGGCAGAAGTGGGACTCGGGGACCGTCGCACCAAATCTAAGAACCACACGGGCGTAATTACCGATCGGGGACGGTGGTATGAGCACTGACAGCATCACCAAGGCGGCAACCCACCTGACCGAGATCGGCAAGTTGGCCGAGTGGCTCGAGGACCAAGCCCTGCACCGAGCCGACGATCGACTCATGCCCGGAGGCCGAGCCACTGTCGCACTCGCCTACGTCGGCAGCCCCCGCGAATGGGCCGAGCAGGTAGCGGCCGACGAGCTCTACCACCTGACGACCTGCACCAAGCCCAGCCACCGCGACTGCCACTACGCCGAGCAGGCAGCAGTCGGTGAGGACGACGAGTCACCGCTGCAAACCCTGCTGTTCTGGTCCGAGGCGTGGCGGGAGGAGCACGGCTACTCGCTGGAGCGCCGGCCCACCCTGGCCACCGAGATCAACTTCCTACGCGGCTCACTCAGTTGGGCATGGGCCAACGAGATCCACTGGGACGACTTCGTCAACGACCTCGAGGCCACCCAGACGCGCCTGGAGAACCTGCTCATGGCGGGCGTCCGGTCGGAGCGAGGCGTGCCCTGCATGTACGACGAGTGCAAGGGCAAGCGGCTGGTCCGCAAGCTGGAGCCGACCGGCGACGGGAAGGGCAACAAGGTCTGGCGGCTGACCGACTGGCACTGCCCTCGCTGCCACCGTAAGTGGACCGACGAGCAGTACGCGCAGCACATCGCCGCCGCAGTGTGGAGGGCTCAGGCTGAGGAGATCGAAGGTGAGACGTGGTGCTCAGCGAGGTACGCCGCGCGACAGGTCGGCCGCACCGAGAGTTGCGTCCGGGCCTGGATCAGCAAGCACAACTGGCCTCAGCTCTGCATCGCAGCCGGTCGACGCGTGGGGTTCGTGAGACTCGCGGACGTCAAGGAACACGCCGACAAGGCCAAGCGACGTAACCGCGCAGCCTGACACCTGGGTGTTACCCTGCGCTTGTAGCAGCCCTGGTTTCCGAGTGCGCCCTCAAGCTCTCACGACCAGGGCTTTCGCACGTGCCGGACTCCGAGCGGCCCGCCGTGGTTATCGCTCGGGGCACCTCGGCCGCCTGCCGAACCAAGGCGCCAAGGGGAGGGAACGGCGGGCGGTCTCGAGGGAGGCGCATCGTGGTCACAGCACCGACAGACGTACTCGTCACAGACGTCATCGAAGCCCAGGTCCGCACGCTCATGGCGAAGCGGGCCGCGCTACCCGTGCACTGGCAGTACCGCGCCGAACGAGCCAAGCTCTCGGCTGAGATCAGCGCCCTGCTCGAGCGGTACAACCGACTGACCTTGGGGCGATGATGGCACGAGTCAGCATCAAGCGAACCTGGCCAACAGGCGACGCGGTCAAGGTCAGCATCGACTTCCACAACTGCTACCCCGACGCACTCGACCAGGCCCGAGCCGAGGCCAAGCGCGCACTGGCCGATGCGTGCGACGTGGTGCTCACCGAGGACGATGAGCCCGACTCACTGCCCGCGCTGCCGGCCGAGGTCGTGCTGCCCGAGCGCACCGACCGCACCCACGACGAGGACTGACGATGCCTAGGTACGAGGACGAGTGGGTAACCCAGGAGTTCGAGGCGGGCAAGGAACCCGGTGGCAAGCCGTCCTGGCTCAGCGAGATCGACGCACGCGCAGAGGGCCCCCACCCCATCCGACGCATCGTCGTCATGGCCTCACGAGCACGGCGTGTCCAAGCCACAGCACCGCACGCCTGAGTACGTCGCCGCGTACAAGGCGATCAAGCGGGCACAGGCTGCGGGTCAGGTGCTGGTGTGTGTCGAGCCTGTGTGCGTCCACCGAACCCGAGCCATCCTGCCCGCGATGCGAGCCTCGGTGAGCCACGACACCAGCGGCACCGTGATCCTCGGACCCAGCCACCTCAAGTGCAACCTCAGTGAAGCGGCCAAGCGTGGCAACCGGATGCGCGCACGCAAGCGGCACCGCATGGTGCTGTGACCATCACCCTGGTGTGTGGCCCACCCTGCTCAGGCAAGTCCGTGTACGTAGACCAGCACAAGAGACCCGACGACCTCGTCGTCTGCCACGACGCCATCGCCCAAGAGTTGGGGTCCCCTGTCACCCACAACCACGCACGCTCCTACCGACGCCGTGCTGAGTTCAGAGTCAAGGCGACGTGGCAAGCCATCGCAGACGGACAGGTCACCGACGCATGGGTGATCCGTACCGCGCCTGGCCCAGAGCGACGAGCCCACATCGCCGCGCTACTCGGTGCTGAGGTTGTGCTACTCGTACCACCGCTCGACGTACTGATCGAGCGCGCCGCCCTACGTGACGATCCTGCTGCTACTGAGCGTGCGATCCGTCGCTGGCTCGCGATCGAAGCGGGGGGGCGGGTCGAACACGCGTTCGACTAGGGGCAGCAAGAC